CGGACCCTGTTATTCTGCTGGTCAGAATAACCCCGCGACAAACTAAAGGTGAGCCGGCCTACACCAAGTTGCACCCTCCACCTCAGGGAGGCTAATCCTGAGCTCAACGGGGTACTTGGACTCTTTACAAGACCTCTGACTTTATCTCACCGCCCCAACCACGGGGCCACCTCCCACTTATTAAAGTAGGCTGAGGCTGGGGCGTTTATCCGAACCCAGAAACGATCGGGAACACACAAGTTCTCACTCCCTCTTTTGGCCAGCGGACAGTCCCGAACGGAAAAGTCCCAAACAAAAGAGGCCCAAATTTTCTTCGTCGGTCAAAAACTGGTCAGGAACCAGAAACCAACCCGCTGGTTTGTTGCGCTTTCGCACCAGCTGGCGAGCCTTTCCGTACCCGACGAAGGTACAGAAAACCCTCGGCGGGACCGAGGTATGCGCATAACTCCGATATACTTGCCACCGGGACGGAGCAAGTATATCCCTCTTCAAACCTCCCAAGCGGCCGTGATCCCAGAAGTGAGCTCTAAGCGCCTCACTCTCCCCCGGCCGAGGATCTCTGCCATAGATCCTTCTCAGTAACGATTCGTCCTGCTTGGCAGTAACCGCAGGTAGGTCCGTGTAGACACGGGCAGACCTTCGAATCATTCCCTTCTCCCGTAAGAAAGAAGGGTAGGTGTCAAAACCTAACTGACTTGGGAGTATCCTCCATTTCCATCCGATTCGTGAACGCACAAAAGCGTCCACCCAAGCATCTCCCGCCTGCCGCACAGCCGAAGCCATGTGCAGGACGTGAGAGAAATCGGAGGAAATTCCGCCACCCCTCCTCAGATGGCGCACCTCGCGCCATCTGCCACTTCTCCTCAGAAAGACAGTAGAGTTGACCTCTACTACGTTCTTCCCACGTATCGTCTTGTTATCGTTGAGCTGGTATCCCGAAGGATAGTCCCGGCCGATAATCTCTCGTTCCGCAGAGATGACCGTGTCATCACCGTTAACGAGAAAACGTGGGTCTTCACAGTCCCGTGCAGCCCAGGAGGCTGCACAGAACGAATGAAGACAGAGAAGGGGAAAGGAGGTGTAGCATCCCATCATCTGCCCGTGCCGCACTCTCCTCCACACACCCTCGGCGTCCTTAAACAAAGGACTCACGGAAGCCATCGCCAATGAACGAATGCTCCGAGGGATCTTCACCGAAGTGAAGAAAAGAGTGTCGAGGATGACCTCACTCACAGCATGAGAGAGGCCGTCCGTTGCGGCCACCAGATCTACGGAGGTCTGGTGTTCATGGATACAGGTAGATGTTACCCTTCGTCCGGTGGGCGGGCCCACAAGAAGCCAATCGGTCCTCCGCTCGAGTACAGAGTACAAGAGACGGTGGAGGGGGGCAAGAAGGTCACTATTCTCATCATAGATGAGCATAGGACGCATCTTACCCGGGGTCGGGACTTCTTTGTACCGGCCAGTAAAGAGTGTTGGTGAAGCACCCTCGACAGTAGCCAGTCGAACGAACTCATCACGTCTGCCCTTCCAAAGGTGGTCGGCACGAGACCGAGCTGGAAGGCGAGCGGAAGGGTTAGGAAGATGAGAGTGGACATACTCTTCATACTTCCCGTCCCAACCAGACGTGAAGATCTTTGTAACTTGACGGCGAACGTGGTCAAGATACTCGGGGGTAGGGGGAGGAGGATGAGAACGCGCGTTACCTTCCCAGGTTTTACGCACGGAGGGTGTGCACCGTGAGCAGCTTGCCGGCAAGCATCTCTTAAGCGACGCAACGCTGTGAGCAAGCTCCCAGCGTTCGTGACGGCGCAACCTCTGTAACCGACAGAGGCCGTTCTCTTCCTTCACCTGACGGCGAGGGAATTCTACAGGGTCACGCACCTTACCCTGTAGGAGAAGAAAATTCAGGAAACGAGCAAGATCACCAGGATTGCAGTCCGGTAACTCACAGTACGGTAAACCGTACTTGACCCGACACAACTGCAACCCATTGTGGATCGTTTCCTTAGTGTGAATAAGCACACGAGTGCACTCACCACACCGTTTAACCTTAAAACCGCTGGCGGAATTATTTAAGGTGACCCCTTCACGCGGGGCTAGACGGCTACGGCGAGATGCGTCCGAAGGAACCATGCTTTAAGGCTGGTGAAAACTTCGGGTATCCTTAGCGGAT